TAAAAACTGATTAACTATTTCTACTTGATAATCACGTAATACTATGTTTTTGCCTTCGTGTGTATGTCCTTTGGGCCATGTTAGTTTACCATGTATAGTATCTGTTACTTCGTCAAAACTAAATGTTTGATTCTTACGATGGTCTTTGATGTTAATGACATACTTCTCATTTAATATAGGTATTATGTCATCAAGCAAATTAAGGTATGTAACACCACCTACACCAAAGAAGGAAACACACCCATCCCATCGTCCTAATTTATAAGCAGGTACATGGAATGCATGTGGTAAAAAATACTTGAACTTTTTTTCTAGTTGTCTTCTTGTAACTAAATCAAGATCATGTATTTTAACATTTACTTCGTCTTTTATTTCAATTGTACATTCAGGCATTAAGTCATAAAAAAAGGAGTCCTAAGACTCCTTTTAGTTAAAGGTTAATTAATTTTACTTGCCACGCTTTATGCAAGTATTTTCTGCAAGTCTTTGCCAACGTGTTGGTGACATCTTCTTGAGGTCTGCAACCTTAGTTACCATTCGCAAACTCAACTCACGCAACTTATCTTTGTTATCTTCCATGTAACTAATAATCTCATTCTGCTCTGCTTTATCAAACCCATACTTTGTAAGCATACCGTCTCCTACTATCTGTTTTACACGGAGCATTTTATCACGCATCGTATCAAGTGTCAAATCCAAGTAATGACATCTTGAAAGAATTGCATCTAAGTGATCCTTGATCTTGCCTTTGGCATTATCAAATTTAAGATTTGTAATAAAAATAACTGATCCGCAAAATTCGAATTTCTCCGGAACACCTTCTCTGCGTAATGCTGAACTCTCTGTGTTCCAACTAATCATTCGCTTGTTACTGGAATCAAGTGCCGCCTTCAGCAAGTTCAAACTAACTTCGTCCCAAAGGATGCTATCACAGTCATCAAGTACCAACACGCTTCCTGGATCAGCATACCTGTAAAGTAACTGGTACAAACCAATTGCACTTGCAGCACCTTTTTCAGTTCCAAACCTAACTGGCTTGTCTGCAAGTTTATCAAACATACTGTTCTTTTCAATAACTTTTTCAACACCGTAACTTTTTCCTACTCCTGGAGGTCCTGTTACAACCATTCCACGTACAACTCCATCTATGGAGCCTTGTGTCATTTCGTCTAGTATTTCAAAACGCTCTCGGATTTCTGCAAGCCTCTCTTCATCGCTGAGCTCTTGTTTTACTGCTTGTGGTGTGTTATCAACAAGTTCTTGCTTCACTTCTGCTCCATAAAAATTAACAACTTCGTAGTCGTTTTTATTAACAAGTTTAATACGGATTTCTCTGTCTGGATATCCATCAACCTGGGCACCATCAACAGTAATAAAGCCGCCGTTCTTACCTACCGAAAAACCTTTCACTAAAGGAAAAGTTTCGTTAAGTATCTGCTTGCCGCCGTATTCACCGTTATGTACTTTTGCGTTGATTTGCATAGTGCATCCTTGTTCGTTGTTAATGTTTACTCTCTCGTTCAGCATGTAAGTATTATACTATCTGCAACAAAAAAGTCAACCTTTTTTGGCATTTTTTTCTTCTTTTTTTCTATCTTTTTTCATTTTTTCTACTATTTCTACTAAACTTTCAGCCGTTTTTTGTTCTTTTTGTTCTTTTTCTTGTTTAGGTAAAAAAACATCATAATAATAATCTTCTGTGCTACCCATTATAATCCAATATCTTCTAATCCTGCTACTCGCAGTTTAACAATATTATTAATTTGAAATTGCTTTGCGTCTAAGGCTTTTATAAGACCATGAAAACGATTTCTTAGTAATGCAAACTCATTTACTAAGTGTTGAAAGTCTGCAATTTCATCTTCGCCATCAACATACTTTTCAGCATCTCGAGAACTTAACATTTTATTATAATGTTCAGTATATTGTCTAAAAACGTGGGATCGTTTCTTACGAAGCTCTATATTTAGAAATTCTAAGATTGCTTCTATTTCTTGCAGTTGATTAAATCGATGTTCTACGATGCCAGGCATCTCACGAGATAATCTTTCTAGGTTGCCTTTCATGCCACACTCGACTCGTGCTTTCTCTAACTGCTCTTCGTATGCTAATATGCAGTTTACAAGTTCGCCTAAGTCTTGTTGGACTTTTCTATACCATGTACTCATTAATAGTCGTATACTTCGGGGTTTTCGTCCTCTTCCTCTTCTTCATAAAACATACTCGCCAACACATCATCCATCACTCCATCGTAACCTTTTAACTCTCTTATATTATCTTCGATAACATATCCATTGTTATCGAACTTTTCTAAAAGTTCTTCACATGCTATTTCGTGATCCTTAGATGATGAATATGATTTAATAACATCCCATAAATCATGTATTAAATGTACTTCTTGTTCATTCATCTTCATCGACAACCTCCTCTGGTAATACGTCATCGTTATTTACCAAAGGAGCGTCATTTTCTTTGAAATCATCTATAACTTTTTGAAGGTTTTCTGCACCCCAACCTTTACGAAATTCTTTAATTTCTTCTCCGGTTGTAGTAGTGTATTTTAATTTATTACCTTCTTTAACTATTACACCTGCTTTTTCAAACAAGTCTAAACATCCACTATATGGATCCATACCTGTATCATAAGGTATTTTAATCTGCACACTTTCGAATGGTTTTGCAAAACGTGTTTTCATTACTTTACATGCAGATCTAATACCTCTAATATCTGATATCTTATTACCGTCTTCGTCTTCTTTAAGTTTAAGTTTTCGCATTGCAACAACAATAGACGAAGCATATATAAAACCTTGTCCGCCACTAATCTTATCATCAGGATCAAACATATCCTGTGATGCATATGTATGATTAGTAGCAATTATTCCTACAGGATTACCTGCAATTAAATTAACACTATTACGAACAAGGGCCGTTAATGCCTTAGGTTTACGACCCATGTCACCTTTCATGTCACCTTTTTCAAATTGATCTTTATCAGTTGGGGTAAGTAGCATACCTAGCGAATCTATAACAAAGAGAACTTTTTGGCGTTCTTCATAAGGTACATCTGCATACTGATCGCGGTAGCCTTTCATAAACTCACTGATAAATTTTGCAACTTCATCAATCATTGATACGCCGAACCGTAATAATTTATCTTCTGAAATATCTACATCCAATGCTTGCAACCAATCTGAATCCAATGCATTTTCTGTATCTAATAAAATAGGGAGGATGCCTTGTTGTTGGGCATGACGCACTAAGTTTCCACTGGCAATGAAACTTTTTCCGCTTCCGCTTTCACCAGCAAGACATGTAACCCTCCCTAATGGTATTCCTCTATTAAAATCCCCTGAAATTAAAAAATTAAGGGCTAAATTACCAGTACTGATCCAATCTACGGGGTCGTGAAATCCTGTGGACATTCCTGGTACTGCTTTTGTAATACTTTTTCTAAATTTAGATATATCAAATGGTTTCATATTTTTCCTGAGTAAAGGGGGACTTTTGCCCCCCTGGTTATATACCTCTTAGTTATATAACCAGGAGTTATATAACTAACTAATTATTGAGATTTGCGATCTCGGATCATCTTAAGAATTTGATCCGCCGAAGGCTTTTCTTCTGTAGTATTAGTTTCTGTTTCAACTACTTTCTCTTCGGTAGGAGTTGCTGCTTCTGCAACAGGTTCAGGTGTTGCAGATTGTGTAACAACTGGTTCAGGTGTTCTAGGTGCCGGTCTAGTATTAAGTTGAACACCTTGTGGAGTATAATATGATCCAAACCTTTCTGGATCATACAATTCGCCTGCGACCGATGCTTCAAACATTTCGAAAATGATTTTAATTTCTTCGTTGTTTGGTCGCTTAGGCATAAAATCATTAAGAGTATACAAACCATGTGATTGAATTGCATCTCTTTCTGTTTGATCTAAACTTCTCTCTCTACGAGACCAATTAGAAGTAGAATAGTCTGCATACTGACCTTTTTGTGTTTTTGTAAGTTTAAAGTCAGTACCTTGTTCGTAATCTGTTGGAATTTCTGCAAAGTCTGGATCCATTAAAGAAGATGAAATAATCTTAAAGATAGATGGATTTATAATAAACCTGCGAATTGGATTTTCTGGAGGCTGGTCGTCGCTCATTGGATTGTCAGTAACAAATCCTTGAAAAATATAAGATCGCTTTTTCCAATACTTACGACCTTCATCTTCGAGACTTGGATCTTTGAACCAAGGTCGAATTTCTGCATGAACTGGACATGCATCGCCCCACATCTCTACACAAGGAACCTGTACTGTTACAGAACGAGATTCGTCTTGTCCTTTGACACCCGGAAATGCTAAACGAATCATTTGTCTTTCTTTCCAAAAGAAAGTATTAGATTCATCTCCGTCTGGTAAAAATCTTAATGTTGCTGTTGTGTTTTCTGGGATGTTCCAGAATGGATAAATTGCGTTGTCGGATTGAAAGTTCCCACCGGACTTCTGCTCTTTCTCTAAGAGCTTTGCTCGTATTTCTGCTAGTGTAGCCATATTATTTCTCCTATATTAGCCTATGTTTGTGCCTAAATTTCTATTGCTTTTATTAGCCTAGTGTCCATGACAAACATCATGAACTTATTATAACAAATCTATTTATCAACGTCAAGTCTTTTTTTGCTTTTTTCTGCGAGCTTTAGCCTCTGCATGGGCTTTTCGCAACCATTCAGGCATTTTTTTATACCCGTCTGGATTATCTGATGCTTTCTTTTCCAAAGACTTGTATGCATCATCTCCCATGTATGTGCCACCTTCTTGAACCATTTTTAATTGTTCTTTAAAAGTTAGTTCTGTACCTTCACCATAATAGCCATAATCTTCATCGGTGCCCATACCAGCCGAAGCCATACCTGAATCAAAATCCCCATCCATTGAATCGGGTACATCGTCAGTAGCAAAATCATCACCATATTCACGATCTAGTTCTTCTTGAATCCATTGGTCAGGGTCGCCATCTCTTGCTTTAGCAATACCATATGGCATTTCGCCTGAATTAACATAATATTCGTATAACTCGTCAAAGAACTCATTATGATCGTATAATGCAGATTCTCCCCGCATTACAGATTCAAATGATTCTCTATGTTTAGCAAGAATATTATCTAAACTTCCGCTTGGTTTACTTGGTGCACCCCAATCTTCTGCTTCATCGTCGTCATCGGGCGGAATATCAAAAGGATCTTCTTTAATAGGAATTCCTGCTAATTTTCTTAAATCATTTTCATTCTTAATATTAGGAATCATTTGTATACCCCTGCGAGTTTTAAAATGGTTTCGTCTACTTCACTCTTAGATTCGTTTTTCGCTAAGGTCATGTTTCGCCATTCTGAATCATCTTGTTTCTTTTTTGGTGTTGGTGCCATTGTACTCATTTTACTTTTAGGTGCCATTGTACTCATTTTACTTTTAGGTGCTATGTTACCTTTAGTTGACATGTCACCTTTAGCTTTAGGTAGAAGTTTATTTACACCTACCGATGCATCTATTCCAAATCCTTCTGCCGAGTCGTTGTTAGGAGAGATATTGTTTAGCTTATCATCTGATTGAACTTTGGCTATGTGCCAGTGCCTGTGACTTTGATGATGAGGATGTCCCTTTTCAAAAAAGATATCATTACTTGCAAACTTACTAAGTGATTCGTCGAGTTCATCTACAAATGTTTCTTCCATTGGAGCCTCAGGCTGTTCAGCAACAGGAGTTTGTCCTGTTTCCATAATAGATTTCACTAATGCCAATGACTCATTTTTCATAGGCACGTCATATCTTGGATAATCTACTGCTACCTGCTTCATCAATGTTTGAATATTCTCATCTACAATATGCTCTGCCATAAAATTAATAATATGCTGATTCTTCTTCGTTACACTATCGAATGCTAAATTAGCAGGATTTTCTGGATGATCATCCTCTACCATTTGCACTTGAATTTCTCCAGCATTGCTGATTGCCTCTTTGAACTCGTTGTAGGTTTCTGATATTCTATTTGAATTATTCATTTCAGATACTATCCTAGCAACATACGGAAGAACTGATTCCATGTCCTCGTCAAATCGTACTACTGTAAACTTATCTTTAAGTTCTGTTACTAACTCTTCGTCTAACTCTTTTTTAGTTTCACCTAAGGTTTCTACCACACTTGCATACCCTTTGTGTGTAGACATACGCTTTAATGATTCTCTAACTTGATTTAATCGTGTTTTAATACCACCAATAACTGGTTCTGTATCTTCATTCATTAAACCATTTGATTTAGAATAACGCATAAATTTAGTTAACCCTAAACTTTCTTCTGAAAGTTTTGTAATATATGAGCCAATATTATCATATGGCGTTCCGCCTTCTGCGACATGCCGTGTCATTGCTCTTGCGGCTGCCAAATGATTGTATGG